ATTTGCTTATTGAGAAACCCGTAGCTACTCCAGCTACAAAAGTTATCGAAGCAAAGAATTCCGATTTTCTATACTATCGCGCTCGTGCTATTTCTGCTGGTGATCAAGGTCCATTAACTAAAGATGGAAGTCGTGGTTGGAATTTTAATGGCAATAAAGATTATTTTCCTCGTAAAGAATTAGAATCTTCTTACGAAAGTTTCATTGGTCGTAATATTTTCTTAGATCATAACTCTGAAAGTTCTCTATATTCCATTGGTAAGATCATTGATGCTTTGCCTATTGACGATCCTGAGACTGGTGAGTTTTACATTGAGTTGGTTGGTAAGATTGATCGTACCCTCCATCCTGAGATTTGCCGTAAGATTGAGACTGGTGAATTGAATAGCACAAGTATGGGTTGTTCAGTTGATGAATCTATTTGTTCTATTTGTGGTCATGTGCTTCATTCAGATGCTGATGAGAAGTGTGATCATATGGGTATGAATCTTGGTAAGCAGTTTCCCGCTGAAGTTGATGCTCCAGAATACAATATTAAGAAAGGTGATATGGTTCCTTGCTTTTCTATTAATAAAGGTATTGTATTTAATGAAGATTCAATTGTAGGAGTTCCAGCAGATCCAACAGCTGTTATTAAAACTGTTTTGTCTAACATGAAGAATCAGATATCGAAGAAAGCTTCTTTGACAAAGAAAGAGCAGTTAGACTTGGCTGCACAGATGGATAAATTATTTGACAAACTTGATGAAAGTACTAAGATCCAATTAAAAGCTGATTTTTGTGGCATTTGCCCACCAGTTGAAAAGGAGTCGTCCATGGCTGACAAGAGCGTTGTTCCCAATGAGGAAACAAAAAAGATTTTAAATAAAATTTCGGCTTATGAAATGGAACAACTTGAATCTTACGTTATTGGTAAGACCAAGAAAGTTGCTGAAGAGAAACAAGTTGTAGCTGACTCCGTTGCTAAAGAGGAATCATTCTTGTCAAAGATCGTTGCTAAAGTGAAAGATGCTCTCGCAGGTGATAAACCAGCTATTTCAGCTAAGTTCCAGGAAGATAAAAATAACGTTTTAGATTCAACATGGTCTGTATATGAAGGTGATAAGTGTGCATTGGAAGCTTCCCTTAAAGAAATTTGGGGAGCACAGTTCGAACTTCTTTCCTTTGATGATCAGAAATGGGCAACCAGTACTGATTATGCTAAAGAGATTGTATCTCGTTATACCAAAGATGGTATTGAGAAACTTGCCGATGCTTGGGATGTTTCTGATAAATTAACGAAGACAGCTAAAGGCCCAGAATTAGGTCCTGATGGTTCTTATGCAAAACCCTCAACTGGTTCTTCTAATAAAGAGCATAGCTATCCAACCAATCCTAAATTTGAAAAACCTAAACCAGGAACAAGTTCAAAAGGTCCTGCAGCTCCAGCACATAAAGATGTAAAGGACTCTAAAGTTGAAATGCCTGGGCAGGAAAAAGGGCAGAAAGGCCAACCTGCACCAAAGGCAAAAGAAGTAAAAACTGATTATAGTGAACCAAAGGCAGAGGCCGAAGGCAAAGAAGTAAAGACAACTCCTAAGAATCCAGAAGAAAAAAAGATGGAGAAGTCTGAGAAAGAAGTAAAGACAGATTACGTTGCTGCAGGTACTGAAGCAATGGAAGCTGAGGATAAAGGAGAGAAGTCAGATAAAAAGTCTTCTATTAGTTGGGCCTCTCTTACTCCCAAAGCACAAACATTTATTAAGACAGCTGCAAAAAAGTATATTGAAAGTGGAATGAAAAATGCTGAAGCCGTTGCGAAAGCACACAGCGAATTTACAGCCCAGGAGACTACTATGCAAAAGAAAGCTGAAGGAACTACTGTACCAGAAGGAAAAACAAGTTTTGAAGGCAAACCAATAGAGTCAGTTGATGGCTCTACCTTACCTGATGGTACGAAAGAAATGGGTGATAAGGCCGTTGAATCTGTAAAAGGTGATGGTCAGCCAAAAGGTTCTGCTCCCTCAGCTGCTCCTGAGACAAGTGCTCAGGATGATAAGCCAGGAAAAACTCCTGATATGACAAAAGCTCCTGAAGAAGCTGTTCAAGATAAACCAACTGAAGTAGGTAAGGATAAAAATCCTGATGAATCAGTAAAAGATCCTAAAGAACCAGCTCCTTCTGATTTAACAAGCAAGCCCGAAGAGTCCGTTAAAAAGGCTGCTGCTACAGATATGCCAATGCCTGAAGAGAAAGATCCTATGGGCAAAGATCCAATCGTTGAAGATCCTTTAGCCGAAGAGAAACCTATGGACCTTCCAATGGGTGGACCTAAAATTGATGAACCAGCCGCAGAAATGTCTGCTTTTGATACTGCTGAGAATGTTGAAATCGGTGAAGGTTATACAGCCAATAAGGACAAAGAAACTAAAGAAATTATTGTTATGAAAGATGGACAGGAAGTAAAACGTCTCCCAGATGGATTTGGTAAAGACCTTTCTGTAGTTCTACCTCTTATGAAAGCAGTTCTTGGTCTTCCTCCAGAAGCAGCACAACCAGAAGCTCCTGGTGCAATGCCACCAGTAGAAAAGCCTATGGAAGAGCCTAAAGTTGAAGAGCATCCAGCAGCTGAAGAGGCTCATGAAGACGAACTAGGCATGAAAGAATCAGCTCTTAAGGTTAAAGAAGCAGCTCTTGCAGAGAAAGAAGCAGCAATCACTGCAAAAGAAGCTGAGATTAAGGCTGCAGAACAATCTAAGAAATTTGCTTCAGTTCTTCAAGCTCGTACAGAACGTTGCAAAAAAGTTATTGCTTCAATGGTTGAGAAAGATGCACTTCAGATGGACAAAGAAGTATATGAAAGCGAAATGAAGATTGGTACTTATCTATTAGATGCTCAGAAGAAAGCTTTTGAACATGCTATCAAAGCAAAACAGAAAGAATTGTTAGCTATGGATGATAATGCACTTCTCGCCACAGAGAAAGTAATTGCTGATCTTAAAACTCCTTCAAATGTAAACACAAAGAGAGCAAGTCGTATTTATGTCTCTCCTTCATTTGGTGAAGAGCTTTCAGAAGACGCACAACTGAAGAAAATCTTTGACACATTCGGGACAAAGAATCGTCCTCAGTAAATTTGTAAAGACGTACCTGGGTACAAACCTTGTTATAATTGTGAGAAAGTATAACATTGTAATGTTTTAAAGTAAGATTAGTATAAAAGCTTAAAAGACTACCGATTTCTCACAACATGTTTGTGGGACCTTTAAATAAGATCCACAACTAGATTAGAAACGACTCGATGCCAAGAAACAAAAAATAAACTAAGGAGTTCCAAAATGGCAATTCGACAAGTTAAAGAAGTAAACCGTTCAGTCGGTTATGCAATCGCCTCTGGAAATATCGTTGGTGGAAATTTGCTTCAACTAAATGCAGCTGGTCAGGTTTTGCCTTGGGTTCACACCCAGACAACTGGACAGCCATTTGGATTAGCAATTGAATCCAATGTGTTTTTCCCCCTCCAGGCAGCTAATGGAGAACAGGCAGGACAAGGTTTTGACTATACCAACTTCAATCGTGGTGGACTCGAATCCGTTTACAACAACGGTGGAGATTTCGTCCTTTATGATGATGGTCGTGGTTATCCTTATGCTCGTGGTGGAGTAACATACGCAGTTAACCAGCCAGTCTATGCTTCCGCAGTTACAGATGGTCTTATTGACTCTGCAGCTACAAGCACAGTTCTAGTTGGGTATGTTGTCAGTTTCGACGTTGCAACTGACCCAACACAGCTCGAAATCAAAGCTACTATCTAAGTAATTAGATACTAGATCTAGTTGTAAACATGATTGGTCGTGAGACTGACATGTATTTTAAAGGAGAAATTTATGAATGACAAGCTAAATGTTGAAGCTTCCATGGAAGTTCTCTCAAGCGCACAGGTTGAGGAAAAGCTCACCCGTTTGATGAATTCCCCAGGTGGACTTCAGAAAATTGCACAACAGATGCTCTCGCCCCTAAAGCGCGAACTTCTGTACGAAGGTCGTATTCGCCAACTCTTCCAGACCTATAAACTAGCTCTCGGAGAGGAAGCCGTATTCGACGCTGATGTAGATGTACCAGCAGCCAGCATCTCGGTTGAAGGTCTTCCAGCACAGCTCGAAGTTCTCGCAGATCGTATTCGCGTAGAAACGTCACCTATTTCTACACGTCCTATGATTCGTTGGAATGAATCGAACTTCCGTAAATATGACGTTCTAAACAGAACACAGGAACGCGCAAAAGCATCAATCATGCTTCAGGAAGATACTCGTGGTTTTAATTTGATCAACTTCGCAAGCGGTTTGACAAATCAGACACCCGCAGCATCTCTTGCTGGTACGACTGCTGCAACAAACAACCCATCGGTGATTCCAAACGGAGCACCTGGATTGTCAATGTACACCTTGGCTACCGCAATCGTAACCCTAAGCTCCAAGCTTTTGGTTGCCAGCAAGCTATACATCAATCCAATCACACGCAGAGACTTGCTTTTGTTTAACAATGCTCCTGCAGGTAATGGTGGACTTGGAATCTTCGCTCCTAACTTCCAGGACACAGCTCTAAAGGCTGGTCGTGTAGGTGGAATCATGGGCGTTGACGTTCTAGAGTCTGTCGTTGTTCCTTCCTCAGCCTGTTTCGTCTTGGCTCCAGCCGATTACCTCGGCGTGTTGGCAATTCGTACAGACCTGTCAGTTGAGACAATGAAAGATGTAAACAAGATGGCAGATGTATTCGCTATCTGGGAAGATCTAGGATTCTTGATCCGATACGCTAAAGGTATCGTCAAAATCACACTTCCATAATCTGTTGATAAATAGGAGGGGTCGCAAGGCCCCTCTTAGTTTATCAATACAAGTTGCAAAGTTGATAAAGATATGTTATAATAAAGAACGAGTTTGTTTTGTGGGCCTGTAGCTCAATCTGGGGGAGCAGGTCCTTTGCAAGGACAAGGCTGCAGGTTCAATTCCTGTCAGGTCCACTGAACAAATTCAGTTTGTTTCGTTGTCTTGTAGCTCAATGGTAGAGTACTCGGCTGTTAACCGAGTTGTTACTGGTTCGAGTCCAGTCGAGACAGCCAAACAAATTTATTCCCCCTGTTATTCGTAGCAGGGCGCGGGGTTTCTGAAGTGGGCTCGTTCCCATTAGTAGGAGCAACTCCAGCATTATGGCTGTGCAGGGCAAAACCCGACAAGGAACATAGCCTGACGTAGAAGTATAATTGACGTATAAGCCCTGATTAGGGTATGCGCTCATTGTAGCAAACCTTAGTCAGGCACAATTTGATGACTAGGCAAGCCTCTTAACAATGCTCATTTTGGCCTAGTGTAATTTAAGTATACTCAGCAATTGGTCCTATAAGAAGATCTTATATCCAACCTGAGTCAATTTCGCGGGGTGGTGCAGTAGTAGCATGTCGGCCTCATAAGCCGAAGATCGTTGGTGCAATTCCAACCTCCGCAACCATTTGGTGAACCTATTGTCTATGCGACTGGTGACTAGGAGGCTCTTTTGCAGGGGCTTAAAGATAATCTGGGGAATTGCTTCCCCGAAGTGCATAGTCCACCAATAATTATTGCAAGATCGCTACTTGCCTACCCTTGAGTGCTAGTGTATATGGGG